GCTGAGCTTGGCGATGGCGAAAAGATGCAAATCGATAAGCGCATTGAAAAAGTAAGTAAAAATCGTTTAGCTTCACTAGAAAGAAAACTACTTCCAAAAATTAAAAAAGCCGAAAGAGATCGTAAGCGTGCTGTAGCTGGTAAAAAAGAAAGCTTTGATTTTAATTCGCGTTTTGAAATGTTCATGGAAGATTATTATAAAGGTGTTCCAAAAGATAAGAAGGACGACCGTGAAGCTCACTTTAAAAGAAACGCTGAAAAGCCAGGTGACGGACCAGATAAAGATTCCAACTACAAACCAGCTCCTGGCGACTTTAAAGACGGTAAGCGCGTAAAGACTAAGGTTTCTAAGCATACTAAGAAATACAAGCAAATGTACGGTGAATCTGAAGACTGGGTATGCGGTAACTGCCATGCAGAACCTTGCATGTGTGATGGAAATAACTTAAACGAAAATCTATGGGGAAAATATACTCTAAAGAAACGTCCTCATATGTTAATGGATCAAAACGGTAAAGTTAAATTCGACAAGCGTTTTAAGATGTATAAACCTAAAAACGAAGAGTTTGATTTAAGCGATTTAATGGAATCAACTGAAGATTATGCATTAGATCTTAATGAAGATCCAACAGCATCATTAAAGAAAAAAGCTGATAAGACTGGTATGCCAATGGGTATTCTTCGTAAAGTTTATAATCGCGGTGTAGCAGCTTGGAAATCAGGTCATCGTCCTGGTACAACTCCAGAACAATGGGGCCATGCTCGTGTTAACTCATTTGTAACTAAATCATCTGGTACTTGGGGTAAAGCTGATTCTGACTTAGCTGCTAAAGTAAGGAAAGAAGAAGTTGAGCTTGATGAGGATTTAGCTAATGATCTAAGACGTGAAAAAGAAAAGCAAGCTAGAAATAAAGCACGTACTGCTACTGCAAACACAGAAATTGATAGAAATAAAGCAACTGATAAACTTCATAAAATGGGTCTGAAGCGTAGCATGGATAGAGCTAAACATTATAGTGATCGTATGAAATTATCAGGTATGAAAAAAGAAGAAGTCGAACTTGATGAAGCAAAGCGTGGTCGTTCTACAATGGATAGACTTAGAGATATGCAACAAAAGTCAAACGATATGGCCATGTCTGATAATAAAAGAAAACCAAAGAAAAAACTAAAGGATATGCGTAAAGAAGAATCTGGTGCAGGTGAAGAAGGTACTGATAAGCTAGTAAAGAAGTATAAAAAAGACACACCATGCTCGGACTAAAGCAATACATTGCAGAAGGTATTAAGCTTAAATTGATTCGTGGTAAGGATCAAGATGTGCTTAAGATGTGGAATAAAGGTGATAAGAAGTGGGTTGAACTGAGAGGTAAACCTGGTTTCGAAAAAAAATACGATCCAAAAGATCCGTTACATAAAGCAATTGCTGCTTTAGGGAAGTCTGCTAATATATCTGACTTCGTAAATGGGGATGAGGTAAGTATTAATCCAAACCATCCTGATGGTAAAAAGGCGTTAAAAACAATAGAGAAGCTAATGAAATGAAAAACTTTAGAGATTTTGTAGAAGTACTACAAGAAAAAGACAAAGGCGAGTACGATTACGAGGGTAGCATGGCTAAGACTCAGCTACGTACAATGATCGATGCAGCTCAAGCATTACATGATATGCTTGAAGATGATGAGAACATGCCTGAGTGGGTTCAAGGTAAGATTACAAAGGCGACTGATTACATTGATACTGCTCGTGACTATATGAAATCTCAAGAAAAAGAAACAGGGCAAGTTGATGAAGGTTCTGAGACTTGGGAAGCAGGTTATAAGCGCCGTGTCGTAAAGACAACTAAACCTGAGCATAAAGAAAAAGGTCATAACTGGCGCATTAAAGGTAAAGATCGTCCTGAGATTTCTATTAAGCTTTATAAAGAAAAACCATCACAGGCTGAGTTTAACAAGCAAATGAAAAGAGTAGCGGGGCACGAGTTCGGTGGATAAATTTAGTACATATACAGAAAATCGTATTGATGCCATTTGCGAAGAATGTAATTTATACGAAGATCTAGTTGTTGAAGCAGCTGAATACGAAGGTAAAAAAGTTAAACTTAACGATCCTATTCGTACATCTGAAGTATCTGGTAAAAAGTTTAAAGTTTATGTAAAGAACGAAAAAGGCAATGTTGTTGTAGTTCGTTTTGGCGATCCAAATATGGAAATTAAAAGAGACGATCCAAAGCGTCGTGCATCTTTTAGAGCTCGTCACGGTTGCGATAATCCGGGTCCTAAATGGAAAGCTAAGTATTGGTCTTGCTATCAGTGGCGCGCCGGTGCTAAAGTAGATAGTTAATTTAATAAATAGAAATAAACAAAAAACGGGTAATCTAATGAAAAGCTTTAAAAACCATATTGAAGAAGCATATCGCAAGCCAACTCAAGCAGAAATCGATGCCGACAAAAAGAAAGAAAATGCTGGGAAAAATCGCCCAAGTATGGATCATAAATCAGCAAAGAAATCTGTATATAAGAATATGATGGGTGGTCTTAAAAAAGAAAAAGTAGAACTAGATGAAGCCGCAACGCCTCAAATGAAAAAGGCAGCTGCAAGTATCGAAGCATATGCAAAAAAGCATGGTGGCATTGATAAAGCAGACTTTATGAAAGCAGCAAAGATGCTATCATCTGGTAACGCGGGTTCAAACTTCATTAAGTTTGTAGACGATCTTGATACAGAACCACGTGAATGGTTAATCACTAATCTTGCTAAGACTATGGGTAAACAAACAGTTGAAAAAATGTTTAAAGTTAAAATCCGTGAAGAAGTAGAACTTACAGAAGCAGATATTGCTGAGATTCTACGTCAATATGCTTTAAGTGAAAACGTAAATGCAGATCAACTTGCTGAGTTAACCGAAGAAGAAATCAATGAAATTATTGGTAAAGCAGTTGGCGGTGCATTTAAACTTGGGGCAAAAGCAGTTGTAGGAGCTGGTCGTATGGCTAAAAAAGCAGCTAATAGAACGACTGTTGCTGGAAGAGCTGATGCTGCTGAAAAGAAAGCAAACGCTTTAGAAAAGAAAAACAAAGACCGTGAACGCATTCAAAAAGCTCAACAAAGACTGAGAGATGCTAAAAAGGCTGCGCGTAGCTCGTAATAAATAACTATAATAATAAAAACCCTATCAAGGAGAAAAACAAATGGCACTTTGGGGAAAAACAGACGCATTAGCTTCAGTACCAAAATGGTTAGAAGACGATGCAAATAACACAAATAAATCAAATGACCGCGATAACGCGATCTTCATCGACTTGACAGAAGCAGGTATTGCATCTAACCGTGCAAAAGGCTTGACTGGTCCAGGCTGGTGGTTGTATCATACATCAGGTGGCCGTCATTATGCAGAATGCTTAGTACCTATGAAGGTATCTGCAGCTGATGCTGGCGACTTGGGTGTAACAGGTGATACAGCTGACGAAGACGCCATCGCAGCAGACAGTTAATAACGGTTAATATATTATGAGATTAGCAGAATCAACCTTTCTGTTATATGCTTCTAAACATTACGAAAATCCTCAATGCTCTGACATTTCAGAATTTGAGGAAGACTTAAAGCGATTTCAATATTTAAGAAAGTTGTTTGGAAGATATAGACAAGACGATGATTTAAAAGAGAGGTTGATTCTTAACCACTTGATTATCATATACAATGTTTTTGGGCCTGAAGCTACAAACATGTTATTCATGCGTTTGCACGAGTATCATGAGTACCTTAAGCCATTTGTTGAATATTTGAACTTCATGCCTGAATTCATCTTGTACGAAGACGTGGTTTTACACAAAAGTAATATTAAATCAGATGCTTTTATATCTGAGAAGCTTAAAGGAATCTGACCAATGGTCGTTGATTTATTTTTAGTATACCAATTTATCCGTAGATTAGCGACCCCTTTTAATAAGTGGGATGCTTACAAAGAAGGCGTTATTGACGATAAAGGTAATATTCTAATCAAGAAAAAAGATCGTGACTCCAAACAGAAAAAAGCTTTTGGAGTTTTTGATGTTATGGTTAGAAATATGAAAAGAATTCTAGCAAAGCTTCCAGGCGGTAGTACTAGACTGGCTTCATATGCGGCTGCTTTATTCTTAATTAAAGAGCATAAAGCTTTTACCGAAGAATCTCTTATTACCGAAGATATAGATGAAGATGATTTAGAAAAGTCTTTGTCTTTATTTTCTGAGGCATACCTCAATTATACCACATTAGACGACCGTGTCAACGGTTTTTTATCAGAAAAGTTAAAAAAATCTGATGATATGGGTACATGGATTAAAGATTTCTATGACTCAGATGCTCCTCAATTCAAAGGCAAATCAAAAGCAAAACGCCGTCAGATGGCTGTTGCTGCAAAGCTCGATGCTATGGATGAAGAAATCCATCCAGATGTAGTAAAAGCTTATAAGAATTCTCGAAATGCTGAGCACAGGGATGGAGACTACGGTACGACTTATACTAAAAGAGCTGTTACAAGAACTGCGAATACTTTATCTAAAAAAATCAAGCAGCATCATCCAGGTCTTGATATGCAAGGTAATATTAAGCTTCGCACTCAATTACAAAATATGAAAGAAGATGGACCTTGCTGGGATACTCATAAACAAGTAGGTATGAAGAAGAAAGGTAACAAGCTAGTGCCAAACTGTGTACCAAAAGAAGAATTAGAAGAAGCTGCAGCACCACGATGGAAGCGCGCTGGTCCTAACGGTGAGATTCAAGCTACTATTGGTGGAAAGAAATATCAAATTGAAAAAGCACTAGACCATAATGAACGCCATAAAGGTGAGTGGAAAGTAATGGTCTGGGATAAGCGCAGAAATAATTGGGAATGGGAAACTACCGAATATGGTAAAGCCAATGCTAAGGCATGGATTATGGATAAACTGCAAGAAACTCCAGCAAATAACGTGGGTGACGGGAATATAGCTGGAATGGATGGTGGCCACATGTCAAAAGCTGCTCAAAAGAAATGGACTTCAGGAAATAAATCTAAAAAGAAGAAGCTTAGAGATATGTTAGGAGATAAACTATGATTACATTAGAACAATTTAGTGCGATGATTCCAAAAAATAAAGATCCTGAATCATGGTACAAAGCTGCAACTGAAATGTTTGAAGCATATGATATTAATACATCAAATCGTATTGCTGGTTTCATGGCGCAATGCGCTCACGAATCATTGGACTTTACTCGTTTAGAGGAAAACCTTAACTATAGCGAAAAAGCATTGAACGCAGTGTTTGGTCGTTATTTCGGAAAAGGAAAAAGAGATGCTGCAGATTATGCGCGTAAACCTGAAAAAATTGCAAACTATGTTTACCAAGATGAGTTCCGATCTAAGCGAGGAGCAATGGGTAACGTTAACGACGGCGATGGGTGGCGGTTTCGTGGCCGGGGGATCAAGCAACTTACTGGCCGAAACAATTATACAGCGTTTGGCAAAACAGTCGGAATGTCAGCAGAAGAAGCAGCAGAATACGTAGCTACACCAAAAGGTGCTATTGAATCTGCATGCTGGTTTTGGAAAACAAATAAACTCGACAAATGGGCCGATAAAGGTGACAATGTAGGGTTGACAAAGAAGATTAATGGTGGTACAATTGGATTAGATGATCGTAACCGCCGTTGGGAAGAAGCTCTTGCTATTCTTGGTGGTAAAGTGCCTGCACCTACTCCTAAAGCATCTTCATCTGCAGTACGTACTTTACGAAAAGGTATGAAAGGTGATGACGTTAAGAAAATGCAAAAAGCAATTGGTGTAGGAGCAGATGGAGACTTTGGTCCAGGTACATTAGTTGCAGTTAAAAAATGGCAAAAACTAAATGGCTTAGTTGCAGACGGTATCGTTGGACCTGCTACTCAAGCTAAAATGTTCGAATAATAAATAGAACACTATAGTAATTAAACAAGGAGAAAGACATGTCTTTAGAAAAAATCGTTGCAGAAGCAATGGCAGGTCGTCCGCTTGAAATGAAAGAAGCGTTCGAAGAAGAAATTCAAACTCGTATTGAAGCTGCTCTTGAAGCTAAAGCCGAAGAACTTATGGCTGGTGAAGAAGAGCTAGAAGAAGAAGCATCTGACGAAGAACTCGACGAAAAATATAAAATGAAAAAAGAAGAAGATGACGACGAGGAAGACGAAGATGAAGACGAGGATGATGATGACGACGAAGAAGATGAGGACGAAGACGAGAAGTAAGACCTTCTCGAAGTAATCATGTTTACGTCAATCAAAATTGCAATCGTTGTAGTTGTATTAGCAACCGGCGGTGTTGGATATTTGTACGTCCAAAAGCTCCAGTCAGATCTTGAAACAGCTCGTGCAAACGTAGCTAAGATGGAAGTAGCTGTTGCAACCGCCGAAGCTAGTATAGCAACGTTGCAAGAAGATGCAGCCAAAATGACTGAGCTCAATAACAATCTACAAGCAGATTTACAAAAAGCAGAAGCATACGGTGATGATCTTCGTGGTAAACTTCAAAGACATAATTTAACAAACCTAGCTTTAAAAGAGCCAGGTCAACTTGAAGGAAAGATGAATGGCGCTACAGCAAAACTTTGGCGCGAGCTTGAGCAAGAAACTGGCGGCGATGGGTCTGACCCTCTTCCTAGCTGGTTGCGCCCTCGGGAGACCGGAACCGGAGATACAAGTGGTGACGGAAATCCAGAAGACGACGGTGCCGACAGTAGCTCGACCGAAGCCGATCAATCTGACTGATACACGATTATACGTAGTTAATGAAGATAACTTAGAGGATTTCCTCAAAGAGTTTGAAGAAGTTAACGGCAATCGTGCATTTGTAGCATTTAGTGTTAAAGATTATGAGAACCTAGCTTTAAACATAGCAGAAATGAGAAGATATATTCAACAGCAAGGCGAAATAATTGTATACTATGAAGAGGCTGTACAGCCAGAGTAATAAATAGATGCATAAGTGTACATTATGAATGAAGTGAGGGTCCATGTGACCCTTTTTTCGCTTAAGAGGAACTTAAATGCAGGACGAATTGCAAGAAATGAAAACAGATATCGCGCTCATTAAAGCCGACATCAAACAAATTAATAAGTTCTTCGCGAAAGTTGAAGGATCTATTGATATGATGTCAGATATTTCGACTCAGGTCGCAGTACAACAAGAAATCATTAAAAATACAGTTGACAAACTAGAAGATCTTGATAATATAGTGGAAGAACACCGTAAAGAAGAATCCGCTAGAACTAAAGTTATTTATGAACGTTTGGAAGAGTATCGTAAATCCGCCTTTGACGATCACTTGAGATTGTCTGAAGAAAATAAAAGGTCCCGTGAAGAACGTCATAAAGAAATGATGGTCGAAATCAAATCTAATAACCAAGTAATGATGAAAAGAATGGATGATCAAAATAGACGCATTAGAAGTCTTGAAAACTGGAAATACTATCTTGCCGGTATGGGTGCGGTAGTTATGTTTTTATTAGCAAAAGTTGTGAATCTTGGAGGATTTTTTGGTTGACATTTGGGCCTGATCCAATTATAATCTAATTATGTAACAAACTTTGAGTTTTATATTATGGCAGAATTTATCGATATTCAGTTTGCCCAGATGCTTTCTGGGAGGCTAGATAATTTCAAAATCAAACATACGAATCCGTATAAAATCAACTTCAGATGTCCTATCTGTGGTGATTCCCAGAAATCAAGGTCTAAGGCCCGTGGATGGCTGCTGGAGAGGGATAACAAGTTCTCCTATTATTGCCATAACTGCGGTGCTTCGCATTCATTCAAGAACTTTCTGAAGCAACAGGACCCTTTGCTTTATAACGATTATATTGCGCAAAAGTTTGTATCTAATACTGTAAATGAAGATACAAAAGATATCACTGAACAATTTAAAACTCAAGCACCAAAGTTTAAAGCTAACCCGCTAAAAAAATTGAAAAAAGTGAGTCAATTGCCACATAATCACGCGATTGTTAGATATATAAAACAAAGGCAAATTCCTTCTCATCATCATTATAGACTTTACTTTGCACCAAAGTTTAAAACCTGGATTAATGAAATTATTCCAGGCAAATTTGATTATGTTGGCAAGGATGAACCGCGTTTAGTTATTCCATTCCTAGATGAGCATGGAAATTGCTTTGGCGTTTCAGCTCGTGGTTTTAATCCTGATGGAATCAGATATATAACTATTATGTTCGAGGAACGACAAAAGATCTTCGGACTAGATAAAGTAAACTTTAATCATCCATATTATATTGTGGAAGGTGCAATTGACAGTTTCTTTCTTGAAAATGCTATATCAATGAATGGCGCCGAAGGAACCACTCATGATATACAACAAATTGAAAATGGAATCTTTGTGTTCGATGCCGAGCCACGTAACAAAGAAATTCACAAACGCATGGAAAAAGTAATTAAAAATGGACATAAGATTTGTATATGGCCTCACGATGTTCCAGGCAAAGACATAAACGAAATGTTTATTGCAGGAATAAATCCTGAAAAAATTATTGAAGAAAATACCTACAAAGGCTTGCAAGCCGAATTGAAACTCGCCAACTGGCGCAAAGCATAAATTATCATAAGGAGCAAACAGTTAATGCATGCAAAGCTTATTTCCCATAGCCAACCCGCAGGTCGTATCCACGCAGGAGAACCTGCGTTCAAGGGACTTGATAACATCCAAGACCTCGTCGCATATTGCGCCCGTGTCTCCAATCCATCAAACCAAGCTAACACCAAGACAACAGAAAAGCTACTTGGATATCTCATCAAGCACAAGCACTGGTCCCCGTTCGAAATGGCAAGCGCCTGCCTCGAAGTCGAAACAACCAGAGACATCGCAAGACAACTCCTTAGACACCGTTCGTTTTCATTTCAAGAGTTTTCTCAGCGGTATGCTGACGTTCGCGATCTTGGCGATGATTTTGTTTTAAGAGAAGCTCGTTTGCAGGATACTACAAATCGCCAAAACTCTATTCCAACTGAAAATACTGAATTAATTCATATGTGGGATGATAAACAAGAAGAGTTAATTGAAAAAGTTAAAGAAGTTTATAACTGGGCTATTGAAAATGGTATTGCAAAAGAACAAGCAAGAGCTGTTCTACCAGAAGGATTAACTAAATCTCGCTTATATGTTAATGGTACTATTCGTTCTTGGATCCATTTTATTGAACTACGTTCTGGCAATGGAACACAAAAAGAACATATGGAGTTAGCTCGAGCAATTGCCTTGGCTATATCCCAAATTTATCCAAATATAACCAATTTTGTTCAAGAATAACTACATATAGTACAACTAAGCATAATAAATACAACATGTTGTATGAAAGATAATAAAGGAAAAGAAAATGATTCAAGCCGTTCAAGTTGTTAAGAGAGATGGATCGAAGGAAGCTCTTGACGTAGATAAACTTCACAAAGTAGTATTTTATGCATGCGATGGAATTAATGGAGTAAGTCCTAGTGAAGTTGAAATCAAAAGCCAAATTCAATTTTATAGCGGTATATCTTCTAAAGAAATTCAAGAAACTCTTATCAAAGCAGCGGCAGATCTTATCAGTGAAGACACTCCAAATTATCAGTTTGTGGGTGGTCGCTTAATTAACTATGCTCTTCGTAAAGAAGTATATGATGGCTATCAGCCATTTAGAGTTCAAGAGCTTGTAGAACGTAATATTGAAAAAGGATTTTACGATCCTGAATTGATTACATATTACGATGACGAGGAATGGGATAAAATCAATTCCTTTGTAAATCACAAACGAGATGAGAACCTTACTTACGTCGCAATGGAACAGCTTCGTGGTAAGTATCTTTGCCAAAACCGAGTAACAGGTCAGATCTTTGAAACTCCTCAAATGTGTTATGTGTTGATTGCTGCTACTCTTTTCAATAACTACCCAAAAGAAACCCGTTTGCAATGGGTTAAGGATTATTATGATGCTATCAGCCTTCACGATATTAGTCTTCCTACTCCTGTTATGGCAGGTGTTCGTACTCCTCAGCGCCAGTTCAGTTCCTGCGTTCTTATCGAAACAAACGATTCTCTTGACAGTATCAATGCTACTAGTAGCAGTATTGTCAAGTATGTCTCCCAAAAAGCAGGAATCGGCATCGGAGCGGGTTCTATTAGAGCGATTGGATCACCAATTAGGAAAGGGGACGCATACCACACAGGAGTAATTCCATTCTATAAGCACTTCCAATCAGCAACAAAGTCTTGCTCTCAAGGCGGTGTTCGTGGAGGTGCTGCAACTTTGTACTATCCTATTTGGCATTATGAAGTAGAAGATCTTCTTGTATTGAAAAACAATAAAGGTACTGAAGATAATCGTGTTCGCCATATGGATTATGGTGTACAGTTTAATAAGTTGATGTATGAACGTTTGATTACAGGCGGCGATATTACATTGTTCTCTCCTGCCGATGTGCCTGGATTATATGACGCTTTCTTTGCAGACCAAGACAAGTTTCGTGAACTATATGAAACTGCTGAGCGCAATACTCGTCTTCGTAAAAAGTCTATTCCTGCTGCTCAGCTATTTTCTAGCTTTATGGAAGAACGAAAGAACACTGGTCGTATCTATCTTCAAAATGTAGATAACGCAAATGATCATGGTTCGTTTTTGCCAGAGGTTGCTCCTATTCGTCAATCGAATCTTTGTGCTGAGATCGACTTGCCAACTAAGCCATTAAATGATATTAACGATCCAGACGGTGAGATTAGTCTATGCACATTGTCTGCAATTAACTGGGGTAACGTAAAAACTCCAGAAGACTTTGAAAAAGCTTGTACACTTGCCGTTCGCGGTCTAGATGCTTTGCTTTCATATCAAAACTATCCAATTTTAGCAGCTCAGTTGTCTACTGAAAAGCGGCGTCCTATCGGTGTTGGCATTATTAACTTTGCTTATTGGATGGCCAAGCATGATCTATCCTATCAGGACATCACTCCAGAGGGGCTAGAATTGGTCGATGAGTATGCTGAGGCATGGTCATACTATTTAATTAAGGCTTCTGCTGATTTAGCTGTTGACATGGGTTCTATTCCTGGTATTATGGAAACTAAGTATGGGCATGGGATTACTCCTAACCAAACTTATAAGAAAGATCTTGATGAGCTTGTTAAGCACAAAGAACGCATGGATTGGAAAGGATTGCGCAAGCAACTTAAAAAATCAGGTATTCGTAACTCTACACTTATGGCTCTTATGCCTTCAGAAACTTCTGCTCAGGTGGCAAATGCAACAAACGGTATTGAACCACCTCGCAGTTTGATTTCTGTAAAACAATCTAAGCATGGTGTATTGAAGCAAGTCGTGCCTCAGTACTTCCACTTTAAAAACAAATACGATCTTTTATGGGATCAAAAATCACCTCAAGGTTATCTAAAGATTATGGCAGTATTACAAAAGTATATCGATCAAGGTATTAGTGTAAATACTAGTTACAATCCGCAATTCTTTGAAGATGAAAAGATTCCAATGAGTGTTCTTCTACAAGACCTGCTTATGTTCTATAAGTATGGTGGAAAACAACTCTATTACTTTAATACGTATGACGGGCAAGGCGAACTTGATATTGATAAAATGACTGAAGAAGAATTGCCCCAAGGTGAACTAGACGAAGCAGACTGCGAAAGCTGCACTATTTAACAACTTACTATAAAGGAATTCAAATGAGCGTTTTTGACGTACAAAACCGTGTTGACCATACTGCTGTTGCATCTTTTCTCGATCCATCGGGTGGTCCAACAATTCAACGTTATGACACTTTGAAGTATAAACAATTTGATCAGTTAACTGACAAACAACTTGGTTTCTTTTGGCGCCCTGAAGAAGTAGACATCTATCAGGATGCTAAAGATTTTAAAGCACTTACAGCACACGAGCAACACATTTTTACTTCCAATCTAAAGCGCCAAATCCTTCTTGATTCTGTTCAAGGCCGTGCACCTGCTGAAAGCTTTGGTTCTATTGTTTCGTTACCTGAACTTGAAAATTGGATTATTACTTGGACGTTTTCTGAAACAATTCATAGTCGCTCATATACTCATATCATTCGTAACGTATATTCTAATCCATCTAAAATCTTTGATGAAATGATGGACATTCAAGAAATCATAGATTGCGCAGACTCAATTTCAGGTTATTACGACGAACTTATTAAAATGGCAGGCTACTATAACTTGCTAGGCGAAGGCCGCCATGCTATTAATGGTGATATTGTAGTTGTTGACAAATATGAAATGAAAAAGCTATTGTACCTAACATTGATGAGTGTTAACATCTTGGAAGGAGTTCGCTTCTATGTATCATTCGCGTGCTCGTGGGCGTTTGCAGAGCTCAAGAAAATGGAAGGTAATGCTAAGATTATTAAGCTTATTGCTCGTGATGAGAATCTCCATTTGGCTTCAACGCAAATGATGCTGAAATTGCTTCGTAAAGAAGATCCAGATTTTGAAAAAATTGCTTTAGAAACTGAAGAAGCATGCATCCAAATGTTTGTTGAAGCAGTTGACCAAGAAAAAGCATGGGCTGATTACCTATTTAAAGACGGTTCAATGATCGGCTTGAACACAGAGTTGCTTTCACAATATATAGAATATATTGCATCAAAACGTATGACTAATGTAAAACTTACATCACCATATGGCAAACCAAGTAACCCATTACCTTGGACACAAAAATGGATTTCTGGCGCCGAAGTACAGGTTGCTCCACAAGAAACAGAAATCACATCTTATGTACAAGGTGGAACGAAACAAGACGTTTCAACAGATACATTTAAAGGATTTAGTTTGTAATGAAATATATTGAACACTTTGAAAAAACCATTGATAATTTTAAATCTGACGGTCGATACCGAGTGTTCAATGATATCATTAGAGAACGTGGTCAGTTTCCAAAGGCAATTTGGTATGGTAAATACGCACCAAAGAATATTGTAAACTGGTGCTCTAATGACTATCTTGGTATGGGCCAAAATGAATATGTGATTAGTGCAATGCATACTGCTTTAGATCAGACCGGAGCCGGTTCTGGTGGCACTCGTAACATTGGTGGTACATCTCAGTACCATGTTACGCTCGAAAGAGAGCTTGCTTTACTTCATAAAAAGGAAGGAGCTCTCCTTTTTTCATCTGCGTATGTGGCTAACGAATGGGCCATTGTCGCGTTGAGCAGAATTATTCCAAACATTTGTTTTATTTCTGATAATAAAAACCATGCATCCATTATCATGGGTGTTAAGCATAGTCGTGCTGATAAGATAATCTTTCAACATAATGATATGGAAGATCTTGAGTTAGCATTACAAACGTGCGAAATGAACAAGCAAGTTCCTGTTATTCTTTTTGAATCAGTTTATTCTATGGATGGTGATGTAGCACCTATAAAAGATATTTGTGATCTTGCTGATAAATATAACGCAATTACCTACATTGACGAGGTTCATGCTGTTGGTCTTTATGGAGATACAGGAGCTGGATATTGTGAATGGTTAGGTGTACAAGATAGGATAACAATCATCAATGGAACATTGGGAAAAGCCTTTGGGGTTCAAGGTGGTTATATTGCTGGGGATAGTGTTGTTATTGACAGTATTCGGTCCGTGGCTTCTGGGTTCATCTTTACAACAAGTATCTCGCCAGCCATCTGCGCCGGAGCTATCGCCTCAATCAAATATCTCCGTGATGGAACTTCCCTCCGTAAAAAACACCAAAAACGGGCAGAACAATTAAAATATATGCTGGGAGCCGCAGAGATTCCAGTTCATCAAAATGCTTGTACACACATTGTACCAGTAATGGTAAACAATGCTTTCAAATGTAAAGCTGCAAGCGATAAATTATTAAATGAATACGGGATTTATATTCAACCTATAAATAGCCCGACAGTTGATCCGGGCACTGAAAGATTAAGAATTGCACCGACGCCATATCATACAGATGTGATGATGATAGAATTAGTGTCAGCATTAAAAGAGGTATTGCATGTGGGTAGCCCGTAACAAAAAAGGTGAACTACTTTCTATGTCTCCCCGAAAAG